AAACTTGACCAGATGCCAGATTTTGCTGATTTGCTAACGCCGCTTGGGCAATTTTGCCGCGATCACCTCCAAAAGCACCCGCTTGAACAGCATTTCCAAGAATTTTTGATTGCTGTTGCTCATTGATGTTTTGCATTTGCGCGGCAGTCGCGCCCATTGCGTTCTGCAAATATGGCGACATGTAACCTTGAACGCCTGAAGCAAAACCTTGCGGTGTATATCCGCTGTAGACATCCTGTGTCATTTGAGCAGACTTTTCAAGGTATGGCTGTGCGTAATTGGCGTATTGTTGCGCCTGATTCAAGCCAGTTTGCTGATATTGATTCATATCAGCGACCATTTGGCCCGTGTAGGGTTCATAGGGCTTCTGCTGAAGGGCTTTGCCCTGCTCAGTCAGGTATTTATACATATCCTGAACGGCTTGCGGCGGAGCGGATGAAGTAGTCGTTGTTGCGCCCTTGGAACCCATGGAAACCTCTTAATTCACACCTTCAGTGCCAGTTTTTGCACCGTAAAGGAAAAATGCGCCCGCCGGAGAGCCAAAATGTCTCTCATATAAAGATACTTTAGCAGAAGTGCGGGTATTTGATAAGACGCCAATCATCAGCGGCAGATTCAAATCAGCCGAACATTTTTTAGCAAATTCTAGTAATTTCTGGACGCGGCTATCTTTCGCATGTCTAAAATCAGGATGCACAAAAACGCACTTTTCTTCCAAAAATTGAGTGTTTGAATACCAATAAGAAGCCACCGTTAGAATCACTAGGCCCTCAAGTTTGTCTCTCTCGCCAATGACACCAACGATGCCATTTGCCTGCACCAAAGCAGGCCAGATTGCTTCAGCCACCTTGACCTCGTTGAAGTCAAAAAGGCCATTTTCGCCGTGGACAATTCGGCCCAATGCCAAAATGCCAAACAAATCATCAGGCGTAGCAACCCTTACTCTACAAGGCGTGTCTACTATCTTTATCGGACCACGGGCTTTCCGTGCCGATTTGGATAGACGGACGCGCTTCTTCTCTCCCATCTGAAGCATGTCTTAATCCTTTTTTGGACCGGGTAGTTTACTCAAAGTTTTAATCAGGTCTTTACGAGCCATAACAACAAAATCATCAAGGAGATTATGCCCCCAATCAATATCACCGCCGCCAAGAGAGCGAACAACAGAAGGAGGAATGACATACTCACCTCCCGCAGCCACAATAGGCGCGAGATTAGTGTCGCCGTCGTCAAGCGCGCCACCCGCTTCTTTCGTCGCCCTGTGGTCATGGCAGAGATCGTCAAATACTTTATGGCCCGCCTCAGTATTGCCCTCGCCAAAGGCTGACACAATGTCTGCCGGAATTACATAGCTTCCGGCAGGAACATGCATATTTAGATGGTCTGTGCGACCCGCTACAGGCGCGTGGATTGGTCCGACATGCGATCTGGAATCCTTTGCAGCCGAATCAATAACGTGGTCCGACCGCAACGGTTCCGCAATCCCACCATCAGCTTTCTTGCTTTTGCGAGCGACGTTCAATGCCGCCGCGATTGCCTGATCGTGCGGATGGCCCGCATGAATCATTTCGCGGATGTTGGTTCTGATCGTCTTCTGAGAGTGTCCTTGATGAAGTGGCATAAATTCCTCGTTAATATATATCTTTTGTATATGCGACACACGCATACATACCAGCATCCGTCTTCAAAACGATGCCATTAGTAACAGGAAGGCGAACGTCTTGGTATGGCGTAAAGGTTGCCGCATTTGACGGGAGGCTTGCGTAGATTAAATTGGCATTTGATATGCCTGCGGTCGTTGCTGAATCGTATATGTAAATTTGTGCAGAGCCTGAATGGATTGGGATGGAGACCGAAAACAAATCAGCCTCACCCACATATATTTGTGTCGTCGTACTAGGGGCAACAGTTTCTGAAACAGTGCCGGGAAACGAGTGTGCTGCAATGATCGTGATTTGTTGAAGAAGGCTTTTAATATCTTGATCAAGATTATTGATCGCAATCACGCCGTTCTTCTGGGTAGTGAGAATGTCATCTAGGCTTGCCATTAGAACTTACCATCTGGTTGAACGCGGAACCTGATACCGCCAAGACGCCAGAACGTGCCCACATCGTTTGATGAAAGCTGCATCTGCACCAAACGCGCGCGGACACGTGGAGTTAAATACTGCGTTTGTTCTGTCATTTGATATGTAATTGTTTGCGGAGTATCGCCGGGATACGCGGAAAAATTAAATGTCAAGTTGACTGTAGCATTTTGCGTTCCGTCATATCCACCCCACTTCATGTCGGGCCATACTTGATCAATGAAAAGAAGATTATCGCCTTCAGCAATGACATAATAACCACTAGCAGCACTTGATTGCATGGCGGTTGCTTGATTGCCAACATATGCATCATTTCCAATTTCATGTTGGTAAAGCCAGTTATCCGATCCCGATCCAATCGGAGGGCCAAGGACAGACTGGTCAATCCAAGCAGTACGGCCAAGAGTTCCGTAATCCCAAACATTCATCACTGTGTTGTATTTTACATAACTATCGTTCTCTCCATCACCATTAGCGGAAGGGTAGAACCACATCACTTCGTTAAATTGACTGTTAACTGCACAACAAATTCTATCTGTGTAGGGCAATCCATTGACATCGTTTCCGCTTTTAAGATTTTGAAATACAGCATCCCAAACAGAACAAGGAACAGATTGAACGCCACCATTTGATAAACGGAAAAATTGTTTTTGCGACATCCAATAGATGTCATTATTAATTTGACCAACAGAATGAAGCGCAATTGCTCCACAATTAGACCCAATTTTGTTAAATCCATAGACAAAAGGAGGCCCAACATATTGCATGGCCCAAATATCTAAGTCAGTCCAAAGCAAACCCTGTTGTGGGCCTTGTATGCCCGTCACAATTTTTGATCCAGTTGGTATACGATACGAACCCGCTTGATTTGTTACCGTTCCATTCCAAACCGTAAAATTTTCAACGTCACACCAACGAACTAAAAGAGGGTCTGATGCTAAAGTAAAACTAGAACCAAAAGCCACAATTTGTCTTTGGGGCATTGCTACAAAAATTCCGGTATTTACAGTTGGTCCATTGCCCCCAACAATTTGTGCATTTTGTAATTGTCCGTCTGGTTGCCAATAATAAATTGCGCCTCCCGTGGGGCAAGCAACTAAATTTTGACCAAAGTTATCAAGCGTCCAATTAGTTGCTGTTATTGGCGTTCCCGGCACCGATGGCTGTAATGTACCAACGCCAAATCCGCCAGTACCAAATCCTCCAACACCAAAGCCCGTGCTAGTAGGTTGAGGCCCAATTGCAATATAATAATCAGCGCGGATATTTCCGCTATTAATTGCGGTAGGCCCAGCGGTTGATGTTGCTGTATTTGTTGCCGCAAAAGTAAAAGAATTTGCTGTAGGTACAGTCAAGATTGTATAAACGCCAAAAATGGTTACACCACCAATAGTTGTTGATACACCAACATAAATTTGATCACCTACAGAATATCCATGATCATTAAAAGTACAGGTAATCGTGGATAATCCGTTGGAAGTAGTAAATGCATATGAAGCGCCCCCATTTGAGACGGTGCTTGTTGCATTTGATGTGGCTTGAATAGAATAAGTTGTTCCAGCCGCCGTATAAATTGAATACGGCCCTGTTAGAATAATTCCACCAACTGAAACAGGCGTAACAAAATTTACATAATTTAATGTTGAAGCAGTCGTTGAAGCGTCAACGATAGTAACAATGTTTGAGCCGGAAGTTGTTGAAAAATTTGGTGCTGAATTTGTTGTTTGTATTTGCGGCGTAATATTAATTAATGTTCCGCTTGTAAGAACATTAAGAGAAGATTCAGCGCCTACTCCTAAATGATTATTGGAATTTAAATCTGCCCATCCCTTTAAGGCGCGTATTGTTGAAGAAATCGCAGAGCCAAAATAATTTACCCATCCGCCCATCTTTTGAACAAGTCCTTCGCCATCCCTATCCGGCAAAAACCGAATTAGATTGGAGGTTGTGTAATCTTGTCCATCATTGAGAACCGTCGTGGATGTAACATTAACACCCGGCCTCAGTCTGATCATATTATGGGGCATGAATTACCCCCTCATCGGCGTGGCGGTAGGAGCAGGCGAATAAGATGTCCAAGCCGCCGCTTCAAACTTCTTGCGGTTTTCTTCAACAAGCGCGCCCGCCTTCAAAGCCTGATATTGGCTCTCATAGCTTTGGGCCATTTGAGGGTCGTCATTCTGACGGCCAAAGTTTCTCTGGTAAGCACTGATGTAAATCATGCTAGCCATAATTAAGAGATCGGGCAGATAGACGCTGATGAATGTGGTTGTATTGGTGGCCGACAACGAGGCCGACCGAACCGTGCCTGTCAGTCTCAACGAGTAAGCCGAATCAGGAGTTGGTCCGACGATGATGTTTTGGCTTGTCGTGCCCGTAGTGGCGCTATCGCCCCCATAGACCGCAAAATATTGAGGCAACCCATTGGCACCGCCGGAGCCGTAGACATTTTGAATGTATTCTTTGGCTACCGACAAAAGCGGCGTACTGACTCCCAAGCCGTTGATGACTTCAAATGTCTGCAAAGTTATGAAAGATGACGTCGGTATGGTCAGAATATTGTTGCCCGACGTAAACGCATAGCTTGAATTGCTAATCTGCGTTGAAAGAAAGTCTAAATCGCGTTGAATACGCAATTCTGCGTAATCAATCATGGATGGTATGATGATCGTAAAATTAGGGTCCGTGGCCGATACCACGGCCATTGTGGCAATCTGCTGGACGTAAGTGGAGTAAGTTAAGCCAGCCATAAATTACCGCCTATCCAACCATCTTGAAGGCCGTCTCTTCTACTTCTGAAACCCGACGCCCCCAACCGCGTCCGAATGTATCCCAAGTCGGCAAACTTTGCAAAAAATTCAGACGGATTTCGCATATTTCCGTCGCAAGGTCTCTAGGGTTTTGTGATGCAACAGCAGCCAAAGTAGCTGGCCCGATGGCTCCATCCGCATTAACACCCACCGCTTTCTGTAAGGTTTTGGCTGCACGGCCCACCCCAGAGTTTACGGCCAAGTCAAAACAGGCATAATCTACCCCTGCCGGAAGATCATCGCCTTTAATCTTGTCCCAATAGTTTTTCTTGTAAAGAGGGGCGACATCTTGGGGCATCAAAGCCCTCATTGCGGCCTCATCCACCGAATGACCCACCCATTCTTCCCAAACCTTTTGGGTGACCCCCAAATTTGTGCGGCCTCCGGGGTCTTTTGGGTTGTTCACGTACCCTCCCTCGTGCTTGAGGACGAGAGCAAGGCACTGTTCAAAATTGTCTTTCATTTGGGCTCCGTATGCTTGTGGGCAGAGCCAAAATAATAAGAAAGAACAAGCATTAATGCTCCATCCAAATTACCTAGCATACGAGAAATTAATTCACGCATACTGTCTGGAATTATCCCATTAAATAAATTCCATTGCATAATCACCCATGCAGACACAATGACAAAAGCAAGGATGCGGGGCGTCCAATCATGGGTCATAATTGCCATGTTACGAGCCGAATCACGGTCTGACGCGGCAATCCGTTCCAAATCAATGTCCAAAGATTTCATTTGGACTTTGAAATCGGCATCAATCTTTTTCAACGCCGCCAATTGGTCAGCCGTGGGATTGGCAAGAGCATCCTGAATTTCATCTTGGCTAGCATCACCATGCCCAAAGAGAGCGTTAGATATGGCCTTTACAGCCATGCCCGCGACTGGACCGCCTAATGCGGTTGCAATGGTAGGCGCTACGGAACCAATCAACGGTCCAAACGTTTTAAGAATGTCCACTATTTCCTCCGCTTTTTAACTGGCGATTTTGCGGTTGATGATCTTTTGGCCAAAGCAACCCGCGTAGGCCGAGTAACGATCTTATTAGACTTCTCTTTAAACTCTCTCCAAAGAAGTTGCGCCGCCACCAAAGCAAGACAAACATTCATGCCTGTATCTGGAATGACGCCAATTTTAGAGTAAGACATGCCCGCTATTGGGCCTTCTACCCATGTCGCTATGATTGTAAAGCCCGACAGAAGAGCAAAAAATCCGACAAAATAAAGTGGTTTTTCGTGATATTTTGGCAGCTTATGAGACAACATTGCATAAACAACGCCAACAAAGAGAACAATGTCTGCCAAAAATTGCACGATAAAAAGAATGTCGTGATATTCATACAAGAAATTGGCAATCATTTTTTGCCTCTTTTCTTGGGTGATGACTTTGCAGATGAAGAATTGCCCAACCTTGATCTTGTTTGTTGGGCAACCGCCAGTATGTCTTTACCTTCGTTCTGTTTAAAAAAGTTGGCGACTGCCGACATAACAAACCATGCAACAAATCCAATGATGAACCCAGCCATCATTTGAAATTCCCAATCATTTGGGGCAATTTCAAAATATTTTAAAACAGGTCCAGAAAATACGACACCAGCAAATGTTGAAACGCTTCCGTGAATAGCGGCATCCCAAACGCCTTTTGGCTTAATGAATGCCATGAGGGAAAACCCTCCGGTCATTCCACCAATGCCACTAAAAATCTTGGCGGATGCGTAAACAATTGGTTCCGATGCCATCTTATTTTCCATTCTACTTTCTACTCATCAGGAGTAGCCTCTGCATTTAACATTACTGCCTGATTAGCGGTTGCTATTTGCATTTCTGCCTGATTTTTAATTTTCATCCATACAGATACGGACGTTTCTAATGGCAATTTACCAAGAGCGTTCAAAATAATTTGAGCGTCTGCGACGGTGACTGCCAAATTAATTTCTAAATTTTCCATGTTTTCTTCCCTTAGAACGGTGGGTTTTGCGGTTGAATTGTTGGCTTAGAAAGCGCCGCAATTTGTTTCGCTATCTGAGCCTCTACTCCAGACATGCTTATACCTCCGGCAACCCATTGATATGCCATTTCTTGAGTAATATCAGCGTATGGAGTAAATTGAGCCGGATTTGGAGAGCCTAATTTAACCGTTCCCGAAGCAGATGAAGTTGCTGATCCATCTGTTCCAGTGCAAACCCAGTTAATGCCGACAACAACATTTTGAAGCGGCCCTTCTTCTGGATTTACAATAAACTGCGGGAAGGTCCATGTGAATTTCATCTCATGTCCTTACACAAATTGAGTTTGTGATGCTAACACTGTGTAAGCCGCAGAGCCTGTCTTCAAAATAGTATATGTATAAACATCAATTGAATTGGCATTACCGCCAGAAGGCACGACGTTTCCTTGCCATTTTGGTGTGATAGCTGCGCTGTCAATTTGGAACGCACTGCCATAATACGCGGTGGAGCCGTTAGTATTGAGAAAAACTAGGGTTATTACCTGTCCTGTAGATGTGATTGAATTGAATGTGTTTGATCCATTGCCACGGACGTTAATTGTAAAATTTCCAGACGCGTTTGTCGTGTAATAAAGAATTGATTGCGTCAAAATATCAAAATTAATTGTCCCCGTGGCGGCTGTAGCAGAAATAGTAGCTGGTTCTGCCGCGTTCTTTAAAACTGTAGCGAGGGATGACGATGAGCCATTAAATGTTGATTTGGCATTGAATGTTGATGCGCCGTTGAATGTTGACGCTCCAGTAACCGAAAGCGTTCCGCTAAGAGACAAACTAGTCAAAGAATCTAAAAGGCCACTATCAGCGGCGGCGACATTTGTGCCGTCAGAGTAAATAAAGATTGTGTCGCCCTGAGATGTAGCAATAGTTGTACCGCCGCCAGCAGACGCCATTGTTACAGTGTAAGCGCCTGTGGTTGAATTGGTGACAATCCACGAACCACTAATCCCGGACGGTATGTAAACGGTGATGTTAGCAGAAATTGCACCAGTAAACCGAAACCTCATGGCCTGAGTTTGACCAGTTCCGGTCGTGTTGGGTCCAGTCAATGTCACGTTGGAATTGGTAAGAGCAATCGTTGTGGTCGCGCTAAACTGATTGTCCAGAATTGTTTCGTTGGCGTTGAGAGGAACATCCCACGCCGTAGAATTATATGCGGGTTGGTTAAGAGAAAGATTACTTGTTGTCGTCATCTTTTTTACCCCTCAACCTACTCAACAAAGATTTAACAGTGTCTGTTTCATAAATGCGGATAGTATACCAAACAATTGGCAAAATAGCACCCAAGGCGGGAAGCCATCCCATTAACGTGGTGACAACGGTAGAAAGAGAAAGCCAATCCATGAAATGTTTAATTCCAGAATCTATGTGGTCAGCGGAATGGCTCATGACGATCTGCCTCTTATGTAGTTTGAGAAAACATACATCTCTTTTGGTGTATTTACCTTAATTTTGGGTAATTCGTCAAAAGATTGTGGCATGTAGCCGCCAATAATGATATTTTTAGATGCTATCAATTGACGGATATTTTCATGATTTGCGCCAGTGTAAAAAAGCGAAGACATCATGACATATTGGCTATCAATATCTTTAAAACTGCCCCAGACAATATTTGGGGAAACTCCATTTAATTTACAGTTTTCATCAGTGAAATAAATAGAGGAAACATCTCTGTCTATTGCAGTTACTTCTGCGCCCACCATGCAAGCGGCAATTGTTGCAATTCCTGATCCGCAACCAATATCAGTTATACGAAGACCCTTAAATGCATTTGCATTATCTAAAATGAATCTGGCAAGGGCAATTCCCGCCCAAGTTGGGTAGCCATACATGCAGTTAAATTCATTAGGGACAAACGGGTATTGTTCTTCTTGCGGAACAACGCAATGAAGTTTTATCTCCGGCACAAAAAATGGAGATTTAATTTTTGTTAATTTCTCAATTGCCTGTAACAACCGTATCTCCAACTAAATTAGTTCCATCTAAATAATCTATTTCTGGCTTCATTTTTTTCAAGAAATTAAAAATCCTTGTATTGTTCTCTAGGGCTAATAACTCATGAGGTTCGCCGGGCCTAAAATCAATTAAACCACCCGCTGGAATTTCTTTTTCCCAATCATGAGAATATGCTTTTAATTTACCACGAGCAACAATCGTTATATGAACATCATATTCATTATGATTGTGTTTCGGCAAAATATCTCCCGCAAATTCAAAATCATACATGATCCCGATGAGATCACCAATTTTAATTTCTTTAAATGATAACATCTGGAACAGTCCCATTTAAATTTGTGTCACGGAATGAACTTTCCGCAAAACTTCTTGATAAAGATATGAGTTCCATATCTTTTTCTGTTCTCTCTTCAAGTGTCATAGGTCTTTTTGACCAAACATCTTTCACAACATTCCCTACCCATTGGTAAGAAACTTCCGCAATTTCATAAACTCCGACCTCAATATCACATTCTACTCTTTCAAAATTTGCAAATTGAGGTGGCAAATCATAAAGGTTTACATCAGGAAAAGCATCCTTCATATTCCAATCCATGATTGGATGCTCATAAGGTTGACCATCTTTTATTTGAATAAACAATTTCATGGTTCATCCATTATAATTTAAAAATACGCGGCCAGCCGTGCCCGCGCTAGCTGGCTGAGATTGGGAGTTTGTCGTTGTTTGTCCACCGCCTCCACCGTTTCCAATTGGAGAAGCTGCGCTTGTGCCACCCGATCCGCCGCTTGCAATACCGCCGCCGCCACCTGAACTGAATGAAAAAGCAACCCCATTACTGCCAGTACCACCGTTACTGCCAGAAGTTCCAACATACGTGCCGCCACTTCCACCTGTAGGACCAGCATTTCCTCCGCTACCACCATTTCCGGCTACTGTTGCCGCTGATGAAAAATAACTTTGGCCTCCATTTGATCCTGAAGCCTTAAATGCGCCAGCGCCCCCTCCACCGCCAACTACAACAGTGTAACTTGACGCAGGAGTAGTTGGGACACTTTTTATGCCATTTCCTCCGGCGCCACCGCCGCCGCCGCCGCGAGGGTTATATCCGGTGCAACTGCACATGCCGTATGTGTAAGTAGAAACATCGCCGCCGCCGCCACCTCCGCCGCCGCCAATGGCATTAACGCCAACGCTATAGACATTTGCCGGAGCAACAAATGTAAATGTTCCGGCTGAACCGTAATTAGTTGAACCAGTCGCAAGAACGCGACCAGCGAAACCAAATCCACGTGCAGATGCTGCTCCGCGAGTAATAATAGTTGGCATTTATTACCTCACTTAAACTGCGTTTGTGATGCTAAAACAGTATATGTAGCACTTGCTGTTTTAGTAATCGTGTATGTGTATGCATCAACACTGCTAGCATTACCCGATGAAAATGCTGTGCCTCCTTGATATTTAGGAGTCACGGAAACGCCGTCAATAGTAAATGCTGACGCATAATATGCGGTAGCGCCATTGGTATTTAAAAACGCAATTGTGATTGTCTGACCTGTTGACATCAAAGTATTCAAAGATGTGCCACTGCTACCGCGCACGTTAATTGTGAAGTTGGCAGTGGCGTTTGATGTGTAATAGAGGACAGACTGAGTTGTTACATCATAGTTAATTGTTCCAGTGGCGGCAGTTGCAGTCACAGTTGTAGTTTCTGCAATATTTGCAGTAATCATTGCTAAGGCAGATGATGTGCCGGGAAAATAAGCGGTTCCAGTAACTTGAAGTTTTTGACTTGGCGAACTCGTCCCAATCCCTACGTTGCCGCTGGTGTCAATACGCATGCGCTCAGAGGCGGCTGTGCCAGCCGTTTGGCTAGTATTAGTGAAAAACTGAATACCAGAACCGCCATAAAAAATACTAGAAAGCGCACCAGTAACTACGTTTCTGACGTTTGAAGTTGAATAGGTAGAATTATACCCGCTCACCCAACCAGTGCCGCCGCCAGCGTCATATCCAACATTTAGGTAATTTACGCCAAGATTGATGCTTGTAGAAACGTCAAGTTTTGCAGTAGGCGTACTCGTCCCAATCCCGACGTTGCCACCAGAGGTAATACGCATACGTTCGGTTATTGCAGCATCGGTTACAGCATTTCTTGTAGAAAACGCTAAATCGCCAACTGTATTTGTGTTTCCATTAGTCAACAAACCTTTGATGGCCGCAAAACCAACACTATTAGCCGTGTCGCCTTGGACGCTAGCAAATAGAATTGCACCACCAGCGCCCGCCGCAGAACTATTGTCAGAAACGCGGAGCATACCACCGCGAACTCCAGCATCTGTTAAATCTGCTGTTTGCTGCCCAGAACCAAAAACATGAACTTGTGCATCTGGAGCAGTAGTGCCAATCCCTACGTCGCCAGAAGAAGTGATACGCATGCGCTCCACCAACCCACTACCAGTTCCGGGTGTTGCTGGAGATGTAAAAAACTCTAAATTCATACCGCCAGTAGTATCAGTGGAATATGTTTGAACTGCCTCTGCAATAATTGCTGCGCCAAACTTTGGGTTTGTTGTCGTGAAATTGTTGTCAGTTGAACCAAATTTAATTGCTGGCGTATACTTACTGGTGGTGTTCATGCCATTGGCAAGTAACTCTAAACCAGCACCAGAACCATCAAACGTAGTAGCACCACCACCTGTGTTTTGAATACGAGAAATCGCAGTTGTTGATGAACCTGCTACGTTTAATAAGGTTGCAGGCGAACTTGTACCAATACCGACATTCCCAGATGTATTAATATACATCGCAGTTGTGGAACCGTTGCTTCCAACCAAAAATCTGATTGAATCGCTCGTTCCGACAGCATTTGTAGATTGTAATGCAAGTGATGAATTGGCGCTTGATCCACCATATATGGTTGGGACGGTTAATGATGTCGTAAGCGTAGGTGAATTAGACCATGCAGGAGCAACGCCAACTCCACCGGAAACAAGAACTGATCCCGTCGCAACATCTGCCAATTTGGAAAGCGCAGAAGATGAGGAAGCGTAAAGCAGATCACCAATAGTGTAAGATGATTGGCCCGTCCCGCCATTTGCTGCTGTCAGGGTTCCAGCGAGCGTTACTGCTCCGGTTGTGGCGGTTGACGGCGTCAGTCCTGTTGTTCCTGCTGAGAATGATTGAACACCCGCGCCAGAAGGAATTGTTGAAGACCAAGTTGGAGCGCCGCCAGTATTGGCAATCAGAACCTGACCTGAGGTTCCCGCAGCGGTCGTTGCCATAGCAGATGTAGTTGAGCCGTAAACCACACCATATTGCGTAAGAGCAGAAGCCTGACCCGTTCCGCCATTGGCTACAGGAAGCGTTCCGGTTACGTGAGTCGTTAATCCAATTTTACCCCATG